GTCACAGCTCACGGATCTGTAAACATTGTGCCTGTCGGATACGAGGCTTTAATCGATTCGCTCAAGTGGGGGCAATACCCGTAATGAGGCGAATGAAACAACGCATAACAATCGAGAAGCGATCGACCAGCGTTGACGACGCAGGTCAGCAGTCCACGACATGGAGCGAGGTGCGGAATTGCAACGCGGACGTCTGGGATCGCGGCGGCACACAGACCAAGATGGGAACGCAGGAGGTCGGAATAATCGACACAGTGTTTATTATTCATTACCCGCGAGAGGACGAGTTCCCGACGCCAGAGATGCGGGTGCAATATGATTACTTCAACCGCAGCAGAACGCTCAACATCATCAGCGTCCAGCATCAAGACGCCAGAGCTAAAGAACTCTGGCTGTACTGTAAGGAGGACGTCTGATGGCTTTTGTAATAGGCGGCGAGAAGACCAGCGCGTCGATCAAGCTCTCAGGGCTGCCGGAACTCGACGCAGCGTTCGACAAGCTACAGGGCAAAGTCAGAAACAGCATCGGTAAAAAGGCACTGAGGCAGGCGACGAATGTGACGCTCAGGTATGCGAGGCAATACGTTCTAAAAGATACTAAGCAATTAATGAAGGCGTTAAAGACGAGCGCAAAAGACCTAGGGAGAAACGCGAGAAAAGCGGGCAACTTTGGAATGAAAATATCTATTCCAAAGAAAAAGGCGCACGTCCGAATTTATTTGATCCGCGTCGAATTTGATGAGACTTACGGCGAGGGCGGCGAGCCGACGCGATTTATGAAACGAGCCGTTGAAGCCAGCAAGCCGGAAGCGAAAAAGATATTCCAAACCAAACTGCAAGAACTAATCAGGGCTGAAAAAGCTAAGGCGGTTCCTAGTGGCTGATATAGGCGTTGGACTCAGAACATATTTGCTCACAAAGTCGGCGGTCACAGATCACGTCGGCACGCGGATTTATCCGTCAGTGCTGCCGCAAAACGCCGACCTACCTGCGATCGTTTACGACGTCATGGGCGGCTCGCCTGATGACGTGCTGACGGGTTCTAGCGGTTCATATCGTGCCGTCATGGACATCGAGTGCATCAGCACAAACCACATCACCAGCAACGACATCGCGGAACAGGTGCGGCTGGTTACTCAAGGATACTTTGGAGCGATGGGCGACGAGCAAGTCAACGCGTGCAGGTTGCTCGGACGCTTCGAGCAATACATCGCACCGATAGACGGCAGCGATCTCGGTCGGCATGTTGTCGCATTAAGTTTGGAAATCACGCACAATCAAACCATACCAACCTACTAACAAAAGGGACAGAAGATGACGCTAAAAAATTACAACGCACAAGGGGCAGCCGTTTCATTTGGAACGTCTGCATTAACCGGCAAAATTCTCTCGGTGTCTGCTGTTCAGCAGTCGCGAGAAGTTTTGGACATTAGTGACTTATCCATCGCCGCAGGCGGTGCAAAGAAGTCTATTCCTGCTGACATCTATGACGCTGGCACAGTCGACGTCGAGTTTTTATATAGCTCGGCTCAGGCATTGCCAGACATCACAGCAGTCGCCGAAACTATCACGATCACATTTACGAAAGCGACGGCTGCCGGAGCCGCTGCCACCTTCGCCGGTACTGGGTTTATTTCCAGCCGGTCGACGAGCGAGTGCAGCGTCGGCGGTGTGATGCAGATGAGTTGCACAGTGCAATTCGACGGCGAGACTGCTCCCGTTTATTCAGTCGGTAGTTAATTAAATTAAGGGGAAATTGATGAAAGATAGAATATCCATAGACGTCCACCCATGCACGAAGATCGACCCAGAGTGTGCGACGGATCAGCTCGCGATTTATCTCGACGGTGATTCGTTAATCGGGTACGCGTCCAACGTCGAAGGCGGTGCGATCAGTTTGATTGTCAACTTTGAGGATCAGGATGTCCCCCTGATACGCGAAGCGGTGAGCAAACTGGTCGGCGTCAGTCATAGCAAGGTCGGAATGGTTCCCGATGTGCCGGATGATTATCTCGACGAATACGAAGACGAAACTGACGAAGAACTCGAAGACGAGGGGAGTCTCGACAATGAAGATAGCGAATAGAAACGCGCTGCTCAAATTATGCGAGCGACGTTATATAAATTTAGAGTTGGAAGACGCGGGCATCACTGTTCGCATTCAAAGTTTAAGCGAAAAAGAGAAGTCCTCCTATGAAACGGTGCTGATCGCCAAAAGCGGTCGCGGCATTTTACGGGAACGACTGCAAGATGCGACGCGTCGCCTGATCGCGTTATGTCTTGTCGATGAAAATAACGAGCGAATCTTTTTAGATTCGGACGTTAGCCAGATTGGGGAGATGGACAGTTTTATATCCTCGCGGATATATGACGCATGTCAGGAACACTGTGGATTCAATAAAGGTGACATCGAGGACACAGTAAAAAACTCCGAGGAGATCACCGTCGACGATTTGCCATCCGACTCGCCTTAGAACTCGGATTCGTCGACGTTGATCTCATGCTGAGTATGATAACACCTGAGCAATTTCAGGAGTGGCTGGCTTTCGGGTTGTACCTTGAGCCATTTGGCTCGGATGTTGAGTGGTTAAAAACGGGGACGGTCGCCTCAATGATATATGCGGCGAACGGTGGAAAGGGTGAAGGCACTCACCCCTCGGATTATATACCAAATAGAAAACGAAAACGCGGCAGCGTGTCCAGCTTTCAAAAGATGGTAGCTGCCAAGTACGGAAAGGACTCAGATGGGAACGGTCGCGACACTAGCAGTTAATGTTATTGCGAACACCGGCGGTCTGACCAAGGGGTTCAACAAAGCCAAAAAGGAATCAAAGAGCTTCGGCGCATCATTCGGCGCGAGCATGAAATCTTTTGTAACACCTGCGGCACTTGCGGCGGCAGGGATCGCAGCCGTCGGAATCGCGGTCGCCAAAATAAGCAGCCAATTATCTCGCCTAGATGAGATCGCAAAAAAATCGCGAGCGTTGGGTATCAGCGGGCAGGACTTGATGGAGTTCCAGCACGCCGCCGCACTGGCAGGCGTGGAGGCTAGTGCGTTTACGTCAGCAATCCAAAAAATGCAAAAGAACATCGGCGACGCCGTTGCGGGTATTGGTCTAGCGAAAGACTCGTTAGCTTTGGTTGGCTTGGAGATCGGCGACCTCGCGAGACTAGACGCATCCGAGCAGTTTTTGACGATTGCGGATAAAATATCGAAAATAGAAAACGCGTCGGAACGGGCGGCGGTTGCTACCGCGATCTTTGGGCGAGCCGGTGCTGACCTTATCCCCATGCTTATCCAAGGTAGCGCGGCAATCCGCGAGCAAATGGATGAACTACGAAGATTGCAGGGCGTTATAACTGGGGTTGAATTTGAACAGATCGAAGCCGCAAACGATGCAATGGAAAAACTCGGCAAATCGTGGGAGGGTATCTGGGCGCAGGCAGCAGTCGAAGTCGCGCCTCTTCTTACTGACCTTGTGGAAATATTAACTGAGGCGTTGCAACTTGTTAAATCTATCGGTAGCGCGTTCGGCGGTTATGGGAAATATTTTATACCTGTCTACGGTTTATTACTCGCGATAAAAGATACGTGGGATTGGATCACGGACGCAGACGCAACAAAAGCAGCCGCACAAGAAAAACTTGACATCGGCGAGAAACTACTCGCAGACACGAAGGCGCAGCACGAAGCAGAAATGAAAGCGATCGAGGAAACCGCGAAGGCACGCGAGGCACTCGAAGCCAAAGGCGCAAGCCTGATGGAATCCCTGCGGAACCCGATGGAAATGTACACCGATACGATCGCTGATCTCAATATGATGCTCACCGAGGGAGTTATCGGCTGGCAGACATATGGGCGAGCTGTCGCAAAGGCTCAAGAGGAAATTAAAAGATCTGACGAGTTCGCCGCGAAGGAGATCAAGGTAGCAGAGCGTCAGTCTGTCGGTGCTGCGATCCGAGGGCAATCTGGCACGTTCTCGATCCAACAGAAGCAACAGCGAACCCTCGAAAGATTACGCGAAGAAGAACGCCAGCAACTCAGACAACTAAAACAGCAGACCTCGCTTTTGCAGCAGCTCAATAACAACGTACAGACCGGAACGGTGGTAACCATCTAATGGCAGTTGTATCAGTTAAAACATTACACGACGGTTGGACTGGGAAGCAGACGAAGGACGAGTTGCCGTCGTTCAGTGTCGTTCATTTGGTCGAGGTGAATGATCCTGAAGATGGTGTCGTCTTGGTTTGCGCTGCGGCTGGTATTCCTCAAATAGGGTCGCCATATGCAACGGGTAACGACGCTCATGGGTTAGTTAAATGTAACTCGATCAGCGCGACGCCGGTCGCAGGCACGCGTAACCTCTGGCAAGTGACCTGTGCTTTTGGTCACAAGAAACCAGAAGAAAACGAAGACCCGACAGATGGCGTCGACATCAATGGCGATCCAACGGATGACCCGCTAGAGTTTGCCGTCTCGATGACTTTTGGCACGACGCGTGTCACCCGTGACGGGACAACTGGCGTTTATATCGGACAGCGGAACGAGTTCGGTGGTGGTGCATGGAATTTTGACGGCAACGCTACATTTTACAAGGGGCAGCCGGTTCCTTATCGAAATACCAAGGTTGACCGCAATGGTCGGATCACGAATGACATACCTGTCACCAATAGCGTTTTCAAACCTTTCGACCCACCGCCGCAAATCGAATACAATCGCGAATCTGTTAAAATCAAATTTAATACGATTAACACTCCTCTGGCTATCCAAGATTACATAAACAGCGTAAACTCTCGCGAGGTCTGGATGCAGGTGCTTTATAAATTCTCAAACGAATTGGGACAAAATATAAACGCTTTCGGGATGTGTCATATTCCGAAGTATTGCGGGCGGGTAATGGGAATACAAACGACTCCGGCTCGCCGCAATGGTATCGCATACCATGCAAACGATCTAGAGATCGAGATTGACCGTCTTTATACGTGGAGGGTGGACATTCTAGATCGTGGATATTCCCAAATTGATCCAGACAAAACAGACGACTATAAAAAGGGGCAAGGTTTTGTCGTTCGCAAGTCGGCAGTTAGCGAGGACGGTTTCGAAGATCGCGAGCCGACTTTGCTCGACGGTCACGGTCAGGAGCTTGATGTCTTGAACGGTAAAGAGGGCGTCTTTTTACGTTATGCAATGTATCCTGAAATGGACTGGAACCGTGTCGGATTAAACAACCCTATAGAATTACAAGGAATTAATTAGATGGCTGACAAAATATGGACAGGTGTGACCGATGGAGATTACAGCGTTTCGACAAACTGGTCGCCGAGTGGCGTGCCAACAACTTCGGATTCCGTTTATCTCACCGCAGATTATTCCGTCGACATCACAGCGGGACTCGACCAGTCATTGGTGGCAATCGCCAATTTTGTCGTCGACGGGTTCACCGGCAAGATCGGCTCGCTCGCTCTGGGCTATCTCCAAATTGATCCGAACCTGTTTTCGTTTAATGGGTCGGGTGTCTCGTTCATCGACATTGGATCGGCAGCAATTGACGTTGACATCCGCGACACCGCTGGCGGTGGTACAACTCGCGGGCTATATTTCAAAGGTTCTGCGATCGCATTCCTGTCGCTAATTCGCGGAGATGTCGGTCTGGCTCATCAGTACGGCGAAACGTCCACCGCTGCGACAATCCGCGTAAAAGGTGGCACGATGGTCTGTGGCACAGGAGCCTCGCTGACGACCGTTGACGCATACGGAGGAACGACGAAGCTCGGAACCAGCGTAACGACGCTCAACACGTATGCAGGCAACGTGACGACTTCCTCGACTGCTGCGATCACAACGCTCAACGGCTATGGTGGAACCGTCACGCACAACGGCGCGGGAACGATCACAACCGCGAACCTTGAAGGAGCGACGCTCGACCTCACCAATAGCGGACTGTTGAGAACGGTGTCGACGCTCAACCTCCGAGCCAATGGTACTATTGTTTACGATCCGTCGATTGTGATAATCAGTTTACAGAACGAGGCAGATGTGCCGGTTAGGATCAGCGCAACTAATGCCTAATGCCGGATATGTCATCGACGCGGCTGGTATTCAGAAACTACGCGAAGATCACGAGACATTACGAAAGCGGATAACGCACCTCGAACAAAAGTTTACAGGTGCGGTCGGTGCAGGTGTTCGCATTACTGCGGACTTTGTTAAAGTCTCAGAGCAGATCGGGCAACGCGTCACGACGACGCTGGGCAAAGGCAAAGCGGAACTGTATAAAATAACCAAGGACGCCTCGGACGTCGCGACCTATGAGGCTGTTCTTGACGCGGCAGGCGATCCGGTTGAGGTCGACGTTTACAACTCGTCGCTCGTGCCGGTTCCCGTAGACGCCTTCATCCGCATATCGAGAGACTTCCGCAGCGGTGTCTGGATGACCGGCGAAATGCAAACAGCCGTTGCGAAGGCAGGAGCGTCAGGCGTGACAGCTCGCAGCGGCACGACAGCGGGCAGCGGAACCGTCTCGGTCTATTCTATCGTTGCGGGAGTTCTGACGGACACGGGTCAGGACGTCACAGCGTACAGTTTGAGCGCGACAGCCGTGGCAAATAATGCCTACATCACAATCAAAAGATGCTCGCTCGACGAGGAATGGATTGTCGACGCGGAGGATTGTGGATAATGAGCCTTAAACTTTCCGCAGGTTGTCAGTGCTGCGAGCCTGCGCCACCAGTCGTCGAAATTTGTATCTGTGGCGACACGGTGCAGATGGTTTTAATCTTTCAAGACGAAGCAGAATCTATTTACTCTCCATCTGGGACAGTTGCATGGGATGCAGACGTCGCTGACTGGGAAGCTAAAACATTGCTTTTTGGCGCGCCAGAATATGCCCAACTCTGTCAGGTCTGGGAATACGGCGCGACGGTTGCACCCAACGAGGCGACATCCGTCTGCAAACCGTCGACGCGAGACATGCCGGACGGCTGGACGTGGGACGATCTCGTCAGATCTCCGACAGAGGCACAATGTAAAGCTGTCTATGATTCGGCAAAAGGTGGAGCCGGTGTCGACGATCCGACGGGTGTCGTTCTGCTAGGTGTTGATGTCTCTGGGTCGATGAATCAGGGTACATTGGGCGCGGGGTATTCAGATTTTAAGGATTATCTGACTTCCATCAGTGTTGAATGGAAACAAGTTTTATTTGCTAACGAGCGATGGGTTCAATTGACAACGGATAATTATGTTGATACGGTTGGCGGCGTGACGCCCACCGAGGTCGATCTTACTTTTACGGGATTAGAAAACGGCTCGGACTGTGATATATGCGAGGATTTGGTCGGTGATTTCACCTTGACCGATCCGGTTCAAATAACGACGGCATCCGACCCAACTATTTTCGACTCGGACGGCTGGAGTGGCGATGCTTGGTCGAGAGCCGCCGACGTGCCATCGGGTACGACGCACGCGTGCGTCTGGAAATACGAGAATATAGATTATTGCGAATGGACTTATTCGTCTGGATCATCGCCGCCGATGGATGACATCGTAAAACGGTTCGACATTCGCGGCATCCTGATCGCTCGATTCAGAATAAGCGACACGGAGTACACGTGGCGAATCATCATTTTATATCAGTTGACCCTTAGCTGTGAAGTGATGGGCATGGGTGACGAGGCTTCGGTAAATTCTGGTTGGTATTGGGAGCATGGCGAAAACAATCCGAAATGCACCTTGAACGGATTGGAATCATGGACGGCAAACTTTCCAACGGCGTCGCCTCTGCTGAGTGTTTATTGTAGCGACACGCACGAAGCAAATTTCTCCGATTGGTGCGATTATACATTGACCTTGACAAGTGCGGAGACGTCCTGATGGATTGCAATTTTAAACCATATGACGGTGAAGGCGTTCGCTGCGTGAACTGTGACAAGATTAAGCGACAACCCACGAGACGCAACTGCGACGCCTCTGACGGACTTGGAGAACGTATTGCGGGAATCACAAAGGCGATCGGAATCAAGCCCTGTGGAGGCTGTCAGGGACGCCGTGAGGCACTTAATAGAATGACTGCCAGAAGACGACGCAAAAAGGAGGAGCGTGATGGGACGTAAAAAATTTGATCGCGGTGGGTACTACGCCGACCGCAAAGAGAACAAGGCGAACGCGAAGGCAGAAAAAACCGAGATGAAGATTCGACTAGCTCAAGCCAAAGCGACTAAACGCAAATGGCTCGCGGCGATCTTGGTTCTCGGAATCATTATTTATGTAATCGTCAGCAGCGGGTCGGGGATGTCGGTGCTGAATACTATCAAGGGGTTTTTACCAACAGGAGATTAACCATGTTCGCAGAACTGAAAAAAGCATTTACATCAAAGCGGACGATCGTCGCGGTTCTCACCGCTTTGCTCGTTGCCGTCAATAGCCAACTGGCGACGCCGCTACTCGACGAGGACACGCTGCTCAAAATAGTCGCCATCGCGTCGGCTTTGATTGTGGGTGATTCAGTCCGACCCACAGCCCCAAAACCAGCCGCCACAGAATGACCCATTTTGAACTGGCAACACTGACCGAGTAAGATAATTGCACAGCGGCGGTTTTTCATTACCTGCCTTTCCGTCGCTCTGGGGTTCGGCCGTCGCTCATTCGGTCGAATCCCTTTTTTATTGAGATGCCCATCATGCCACAGAATCAAAAGATACACGAAAGCCTCGACGAGCTGCGTGACGCAGTTGTCAAGATGGACAAGCGACTCGAACGAGTGCATTGTCAGATTGATCCGCTTGTCAAGTTGATGCAGGGAAACGGCAAAGAAGGATTGCCGACGCGATTGACCGTGACCGAACAGCGGTTGAGCGTCATGGAAAAAAGTGCCGCGTGGGTGATGCGGCTGACGGTGACGACTTTGCTATCTGCGATCGGTGCTGTGGTCTATATGCTGTTAAGCCGCGTTTGATATTCTCATATTTTTTCTATAATTGATATTGCAGGATTTATCTTATTTTAGTTATGATTGCGACGTCGAATAAAGTTTCGACTTGAGCAAGTAGACAGCAGGTAGCAAAAATGTCCCGACCGATTACATTTGACGAAGCATCTCGAATTAAGTTTCTCAGACAGCAGGGCTTGTCTTATCACAAGATCGGGCGCGACGTTGGTCGCAACCCTGCGAGCTGCCTGCGAATATGTACAGGCGAACGCGGAGCATTAATGAGACAGAAGGCTTGGAGGTGTGGCGGCTGCGGTGCGATGATCTGCAAACCAAAATGCCTCGCCTGCGAAATGAATCAAAGACGATTTATAAAACGAAGCAAAGAAGGCGCGAGCCGTTGGTCTACGTTGATTAATGATAGAACTCGCGCGACAAAGAAGATTAACAAGTTTCTATAAAAGGGGAATGAAGATGAGTTTACCAAAAGGCAGGAAACCCGAAACCGTCAAACCGCGACGACTCAAGATGATGGTCAGCGGACGAGCAGGCAGCGGTAAGACATTCGGAGCGTTAGGCTTTCCGAATCTATTTTTTATCGACACCGAAGGCGGTGCGACTGAGCCAGAATATACGGCATCGCTTCAAAAATCGGGCGCGTTATACATGGGCATCGACGAGGGATCGCAGAACTCGATCGATGTGATCGAGGCGTTCCGCGATCTCCACGTCCATCAGCACGACCGTCTCACGGTCTGCGTCGACTCGCTGACAAAGTGGTTCAATATGCAGGTGCAGGAAGCGACAGAACGCGTCGGGTCTGAATACGGCATCGACAAAAAAGAGGCGTTACCTTGGATGCGCAAGCTGATCCGATATATGGACTTAATCGATATGAATGTGATCTTAATCTGTCACAGCAAAACAGCATACGAGAACGGACAACCAGCAGGCACGACGTTCGACTGTTGGGACAAACTCGAATACGAGCTAGATATGTGGCTTGAGGTCACCCGCGAAGGTGGCAAGCATATCGCGACGGTTCGCAAGTCTCGCGTCGCCGCGTTCCCTCTGGGGCATCGGGTCGATTGGAACTTTGACAGTCTCGCGGACATCTATGGACGAGCCGACGTCGTGAAGCAAGCGAAGCCAGTCGACAACGGCGAACTGCTCAAAGGGCTGATCGAAAAATTCGCCATCGACGACAAGACGGTCAAAAAATGGACGGATAAGGCAGGCGTAAAAAATGTTACAGAACTTGACGACAAGCAGACGGCTCTTTGTGTTGATTGGATCAATAACAACGCCGCTGCATAACTTTTTGAAAGGTAGGTAATAAGATGATAAAGCAAAGAAAACGAGTATCGACGAAGGGGATTCTCAACGCGTCGAATTGGGTGCGTGAGAATATCCACCAGTTGACCGATCTCGAACTGACAAAGACGCAATGGTGCGAGAAGCTGTCTGAAGGATCGGGCGAGCAGTTCACGATCTCGACCGCGATTGAAATCCTTGAGGCGTGCGGTGTTCGCACAAGTCGCCGATCGCCAGAGGAGACTCTGGTGAGCCGCGTGCTGATGCTTGAGCAGCAGGTCGTCGGATTAGTTCACGCGATTAATTCAATAGAACGGGATGAGCCGCAGCCGGTCAACGGTGACGGGCGATTATTTCCCCGCGCCTTTAATGCTGAAAGCGAGGTCGAAAATGAGTTTTCCAGAAGTTGAGTTAAAAGATAATCCTATCCTCAATATGCTCCGCGTCAATAAATGGATTCGGGTCAATCTTGATCGTCTCCATCTGCTGACGCATACGGTGGAACATTGGCGAGAGTTGATCGAGGACGGGTCTGGTGTGCATGTGCCGCTGGACGTTGTTGAGAAGTTATGCCAGATCAATAAACTGACGACTGTTAAAATTACTAAAGGGGGTTTAGATGTTGATAACTAAAGACTGGGCGAACGAAGACAGCGGCGGGACGTTCCTGCTCGATGAGGGGAAGTATTCTTTCGAGGTTGCCAAAGCTGAGGACAAAAAAAGCAAGGCAGGCAACGAGATGATCGAGCTGACCTTGCACGTCTACGACGGGAAAGGTGGCGCGAAGATATTTGTTTATGACTGGCTGACGTCAGCGTTCAAAAAGAAGGTGGTCGACTTCTGTCGGTGCGTCGGCTTGAGCGATCTTGTCGAGGGCGGCGAGTTGACTGCGACGCGATGCCTCCAGCGGACGGGTGAGGTTCACCTTATCCAAGAGGAATATGAAGGCAAGAAACGCAACAAGGTCGACAGGTACGACTACACGACGCCGCAGAAGGTTCCAGCGGGGGACGATATTCCGTTTTGAGTAGGTCTAATTATTTTGGCTGCTTCCAGTTTATCGGAAGTCGACGCGATCAGATTATCGATGTCGTCGCGGACAATGAACGCGAAGCCTTGACGGAATACCGCCGGCACTGGGAGCGAGCGAAGGCGACGACGGACGTGACGAACGGCTGGCTATTTGAGCGACGCGGGCGGCTGATATTCAGGACGACGATTTTACACGATTTCAACGAATGAGCAGGCAGGACATGGACGGCAACTGGATCAAGGTCAACAGACAAATACTCGAGAGCAACGTCTTTGAGGACGCGAAAACCTTTAAGGTCTTTATGTGGATTCTATTGAATGCGAACTACAAAAAGCGGACGCTGCTCAACGGTTTGACGCTCGACGCGGGTCAACTTTGCACCTCTCGCGAACGCATTGCAGCGGCTTGCAATATGCACCCTTCGAGCGTCTCACGCGTACTAACGCGGTTAAAGCGTTGTAATTCTATCGACAAAAAACCGAACAGCCGAGGAACCGTAATTGAGGTTATAAATTGGGGGGTATTCCAGCACGCCGAAGCGACAGGCGAACAGCAAACGAACAGCAAACGAACAGCTACCGAACAGCTAGCGAACACAGAAGAAGAATGTAAGAAGGAAAGAACTATTAATATATGTCCGCAATCCGGTGGATTGCAGACTGTCAACGGGTCAAATGGTCGAGTAGTTTACTCGGCAGAGTTCGAGAAGTTTTGGCAGACGTTCCCGTCTCGACGCAAGACAAAAAAACGGCGAGCGTTCGCAGATTTCAAGAAGGCGAAAAAACGCGTCGACGTTGCGACCCTGATGACAGCCGTCGAAGAATACGCGAGATCGAACAAGGGACGCGGCGAGTTCTGCCAGATGCCGAGTTCGTGGCTTAATGGTGATTGTTGGGAGGACGATCGAGCGAGTTGGAACGAAGGCACACCACTACCGACGCCAAGGCGGAAAAAGACACGGGCAGAGATCGAGGCACAAATCCGATCGCGTGAGTTGACGCGGCAGCTCAACGACTTGCGATCTCAAGGGCTGGGAATGACGGACGAAGCGGAAGCGATCAAACAGCAGATGCAGGCAATCGAAATTTAACCAAAGGAGAAAGCGATGCGAGCGAGATTTATCAAAGAGGGACGACGACAGCGGGTGATGGTCAGGACGAACAGCACGACGGCACTGTGTGCCGTTGCCGATACGCTGAAAATGTCAGGAATGATCGAGGTCGGCTTCGTTCGTTTCTGGATGCACGTCGTGCGACCTCGACGCGTGAAAGCATACGAGCCGAAGGTCAAGGTCAGGGCGAGCAAATGAGCGACCC